CAGGAAACGCAGACCTTTGTTCTTCTTGACGTAATAGAGCCTGATCATTAGCACTGCCAGGCGCATCGCCCCCAGTTAAAAAACTTGGAATCTTATCGCTAAATCTATCAAGTAACATCAACGCACCTGCACCTGGCACTAACGCACCAGCCACTGCCTTACCTGCTGTCCTCATACCCTTACCAAACATAGTTAAATTAGGATCTGACGCTCTGTTAGGGTCTAACTGCGGAATACCTCTGTATGCCTCTGGAAGTGTCGGGTCATAAATAGCAGGTTGTGCGCCTGAGCCATCGCCTGTCGTTCCAATGCCATACACACGCCCCATAGCATCCGTAGATGTTAATATGTTACCATCACCATCCCTATCTAAAGGATTTCTAGATTTATTTGCAGACCTAATAGCCTCTATCTCCGCAGGTGTTTTGCCTGCAAATTGATTAGATGTTTCTTGATATTTTTCAGTTCTGCTTAAATTCTGAGCGGCCAAAACTGGCGTAACTAACCCTGTCGCAATACCTCTACTGTCTTGTGCGCCTACACCCAACGCACTCTGAACTTCTCGTCCACCCCACAAACCACCGCCACTCGTAATACCGCCAATAGTTCCAACATTATTAGGGTCAGTGCTTATTATGGAATTTCCGCTTTTACTCAGTCTTGCATTTTTAAATATCTGGCCACCAACGCTTAAATCATTGCCAATTTGATTTACATCATCCCGTTTGCCAAGAATATTCTCAGCCTTCATACTGCCATCCGCAAAATTACCTTGACCATACTCAACTCGTTTTGCCACTAAGTTTCCACCTTCATCCCTAGAATGAGAAACAGATGTAGAAGCTCCAGGCGCATTTTCGTTTCTTGAATGCGCTGGGTTATCGCGCTCTCTAAAATGCCTACGAGTTTCAGCCGCTGAAATTCCTGCTTCACTGTGAGATCTTCTTATTTCAGCATCTTCCTGACTTGATCCGCCACCTTGATGTCCACCACCACCACCTTTACCACCAAAACACATAAAACTATCCTCTTCTTACTTGCGGTTGAGCCATAGATGCCATAACGCCTCCTAATGCGCCCTGACCCCTGTCGCCTCTAATCTCAGCGACTTTATTCATTAAATATTGCGTCATTACATCTCCACCTTGCTGTGGAGGCTGACCCTGTTGTGGCATTCCACCTTGTGGAGGCTGACCTTGCTGTACAACTGGGCCAAATGCCTGTGGATTAATCGGTGCTATAGAGGCTAACATATCATATGCCATCGTTCTTCATGGCCTCCATCTGTAGCTCTGCCGCATTCTTCTCTCGCTCCAACTGAATATCAGCCGCGTTCTTCTCACGTTCTAACTGTAATTCAGCCTCTAGCTTCGCTACCTTAGCCTGTAGGTCAGCCTGAGCCTTCATCTGCTCGATTTGCATGTCTTGCTGTGCTTCTGCCTGTTTAATCTGGATATTTGATTGCGCTTTAGCCTGATCCGCTTGTATCTGCGATTGAGTTCTAGCTTTTAATGCCTCAGTCTCTAATTGTGCAAGCTGTTGCGCGTATTGTAGTGGATTACCCTGTTGCTGACCTTGTTGCATAGCCGCCTGTAAAGCAGGAATTGGTTGCATTTGAGGCGATGCCTGTACAACTTGAGCCGCCCTCTGGCTAATCAACCTGTCTAATTCAGGGTTTACATCCTCAAATGTAAAGTCTGGATCTTTAAAGTCAGGCATTGGTGGCATTTCCATGCCAATACCAGCCTCCATTCGAACTCTGTAAAGTAACGCAATATGCTCCGCAATGTGAGCTACCAGTACAGGTTGGATTTGTGCCGCACCTGGATTACCGCCCAGAGATGGATCTTGCATAAACTGTAAGTGAACAGCAATGTGAGAATCATGATCTTGCTCAGGAAACGCACGAATTGGCTTGCCATACATCACCGACATGTTCTCATCAATTGGATCCATCTGGACAGCCTCTTCAGGTTTCTTCAGGATCTCGTCAATGTTGGGAACTCGTATCGCCTCATACATCCGCTTATATGCAGTATATAAATCATGGAACTGAGGTGCTGACTGAGCCATCTGCAAGATAGCCTGAGCCTGAGCAATCCTCTGTGCCGTTGAGAATATGTTGGGGTCACTGACAGGGAGGATGTCAATGCGATCGTTGAAGTCTGCCGCGAAAATCTGTTCGCTTCTGCCTGACAACGAAAATGTAAACGACTCAGGCAAGTTTTCTGCATTCAGTTCAGCCAGTAGCTTGAACTCTTGACCTTGAGCGTAATGCAACCTCTTGTGAATGGCCGAGAACGCTTTACTGCCCTGTTCTATCAAAGCCACAGTGGAACCAACAGGCGCATTCGGGTTTACATCCCCAACATTTAAATCAGCCGTACTCGCAAATCTCTGACCTGCCTGAACAATAAATCCAAGCAAATTAAAGAGCGACTGACTTGGCTCCTTAAATGGCAGTGGCATTATCGCCTTGTTAACATCGTCAACCGTTGCGTCTAAATCTACGAACTCACCAGGATTTACCTGAACTTCGCCACCTGAAACTCGACCCCTTAACTTAAATCCACCTTGCATATTTGCAAATGCCGCTGAATCTAGTAACGCCCTAAGTGAGCCAGTAGCCGCTCTTCCTAATCCACCAATCAAGTGATACAGGCCAAATCCATAAAAGCCTAAACCTGGCAAGAACTTGTAAGACACAAACCAATCTCTCCTAAGTTTGCTCTCGTCATCCTCTCGCCAGTTTCTCCTGACACTGACTACTTGATCTGTATCGTAATCAATCGTGACGACATATGGGAAGTGAACTGAATTATCGTCATCCTCATCCTCATCGTCGTAATCAGAAACACCGTCGAACTTCTCGTACACATGCATTTCCAACAATGTAACAACGTGATCTTGAGACCCATCGCCATACTGATCAACACCCTCAATCTCGCCAATGACATCTCCAGATGGATCTAACTCTCCACCCTGATCATCAGTAGGAAGATAATAGCCAGACTGGACGTATCGATTGTAATCGTTTTTCGGTATTCTAATAACCTGAGTATATCTTGGTGACGTATATAAATCTCTGCTCTCTGGAGCCACAACAAAATCTTCTGCCTTTACAAACTGGGCGCACTGCCTCCCCATGTTCGCATCCCACCAAACCTTTTTAAAAGTCTGACCGACCAAAGGCAGGTGGAATAGCATTTGATCTAAGTCTGGGAAATACTCAGGCATCTCCTGAGTAATCTGGTAATTCATAAATTCTCTGACGCGCCTTGACTGCTCCTCTAGCTCCTCATTCGGATCGCCAACAATAACAGTTTTCACTGGGCCTCCAGATGGGTATAGCTCTGCAATCGCTCTGGCGTTAAACTGTGTTGCCGCCTCAGCTATCATCGGGTGTACTACTGTGGATAACCCACGGGCGGCTCTCTCATCTTCTGATTCGTTAACTCCACCATCAGGATCTACTGTCTTCAATCCTTCCTTGTATCGCTCTTCCCACTCAGATCTAGATTCTCTGTCAGATTCATAATACGAAATAAGTGTCTGACCTTTTCGAGCCAGTTCACGATCGTCAATAAGTTCTGCTAAGTTCGAATCGAAATCATTGGGAGAATCTTCTATGCCAACGTCTAAGTCAGGATCTCCAACTAAAACCTCGTCTTCTGATATCTCTTCAACCTGAAGGTCGTCCGATGGTGCGCCTTCTGCGAAGGGTGCTAATTCTTTAGTGAGTGAAATTGGTGACCTAGCCATACAGAGTCATCCTCCTTGTTTCAACAAATTCATCTTCTTCGTAATCATCAGTGTGGCCGACAAACCAACCTTTTCGCAATCTTAGCCATGCTTGCGTACATGTGTCAACTATGTCGTCATTATCTCCAGCAGGAAATGCTGAACATATGTCAATTAAATCTTTAGCCCACTTCTTATCAAAAGGATAGTAGATTCTTCCATCTTCTAACAATGCGGAACTTGCGTGCGCTCTGGCTTGCTTATCACGGTCAGGTAAATATTCCAATACAGGTATTCCTGCCATGCGTAAATCTTGCAATAGAGATTGACCCGATGCCTTCTTTTCGATCAACACTGCATCAGGCTCCCACTCGTAATATGAATCTTGGGCAATGCGTCTTAGGTCAGGATAGCTGACCCTATCGTACCACATATCAAGAACCATGATGTTCATCATGCCATCTTTCCTGAACACGCCCCAAGTTGTTCGAGCCGAGTAGTCTGCGGATTCTTTTGTGCTGAATGCAGTATCGTAACTCTGAATGACGTACTCGATGTTCGACGGTAGGTCTTGGCTCTCCCAAGGAACCCACCACTTGGCTTTTAAGATTCCACCGCCCTTCGGTGCAGGACGTTGCTGTAGCTGACCTGCACTTGCGTAACTTCCAAGACTTCGCTCTAGGTTGTCTAAGGTTTTAGTGTCAACTCTCTCTGGCCAAAGTAAATCACCCTCCTCAGTTCTGGGATCGGCAAAGCCTAGCGTTGATATCGTTGGCGTTGGGTGGCCTATCTCATATCGGGCAGGTAAACATAGGTGATCCCACTCGTGGCCAAGATCGTTGGCTAAGATGTGGCCTGTCAGGTCATTCTCATGAACTCTCTGCATGATAATAATAAATGCGCCAGTTCTGGGGTCATTCAGTCTGGTTTGCATCGCCTGATCCCACCAGTCAAGCACACCTTGCCTCACCAGTGAGCTTTCGCTCTCCCTGACGTTATGTGGGTCGTCAATAATAATTATATCGCCACCCTCACCAGTTAACGCCCCGTCAACCGATGTTGCAATCCTCGCGCCAGTCTTATTGTTCTCAAAGCGTTGCTTTTGGTTTTGGTCAGAGGTTAAATCGAATGCATCGCTAAAATGATCTTGATACCAGTTACTGTCGATCAACCTACGACACTTAACGCTATCCCTGACCGACAGAGAGCTTGCGTAAGAGGCGTAGAGGAACTTTTTGTCAGGTTGCTTAGTCCAAGTCCAAGCAGGCAGTGCTACGGCCACAGAAATCGATTTCATGTGTCTTGGAGGAACATTTATAATCAAGCGTCTGATATCGCCTTCCACAACAGCCTGTAGGTGATCAGAGATCGCATCGATATGCCAGTTGTTTATGAAAGGTTGAGCAGGCTCAATAGACGGCCAACTAGCCTTCGTAAACTCCCTCAATGATCTTCGATACTTCTCCGCCCTCACTTGCTCCAGTGTCAGGTTGCTTAAATGCATTTTCAAGCTGTTCAAGTTGGTCATTTGGAATCCTAGTTAAATCTATGATATGTCTCTGCTCGACAGTTGACTGGACTTCCTGTTTGTCCACCCAACCTGCTCGGTTCTTCAGGTAGAAGATCATGGCAGTGTTATCTCCATCCACTGCCTTTGTGTACAATGCGTTGGTCACGTTGGCAACGCCCTTGCCACGCCCTCTTTTTAGCGCATCAGAAAACTCAGGAAATTCGTTCTGTCTTTCGTAGATTGTCCAGTGACTTACACCCAATACAAGAGCTATTTGATCGACTGTTAAACCTTGGGCTGATAGGTTCTCGACCTTCTCACAGACTTCTGGAGTTATCTCAAATCTTGGTCTGCCTACTTTTCTTTTTTCGTCGCTCATCCTTTAAACCTTTTCTCAGTGGTTAACCGTGCTTTCAATATACACACTATTTTGCAAAAAAAAAGCCCCACCGAAGTGAGGCTGATTTTCTCAGAGAAATTTTTCTATTTCTTCATCACTAAGAAATTCATAATCTTCTAACTCTTCATCATCAATAACTTCGAAGCTATCTCCTTTAACCCATATGCCAACCAGAAACAACTCACCAATATTTTTAGTTAACACAGTGCCAAGTTTTGATGAATTTTTAAAGCGAACTTTAACTAAATCAGTTTCATCAAGATCCAGTCCAAATATTTTTGCAACTTCTTCATCAAAATTATACATATTTCTCTCCCTTTATAATTTAATAAAATTAAGTGTACTTCCAAGTTCGTAATGAAAGTATTCATGCCCGACTTCTAGGCTCGACAAGTTATCGATAACGTCATCGGTAAGATCCCACGCATCAGATTCTTTGATTTCATCTAATGCAACAACCTCTGGCTTTGCATCTCCGTAACCTTCCAACCACTTCACTAAGAATTTCATTTTGGTTCTCCTGTTCTGAGATTTGTTGTTCTTAACATTTGGCTTATTTCATAAGAGTCCATCCAATTAAGGCAAGATATAAGTGCCGCCCTTGCACTAAACTCAGTGCCAGTTTCATCTACTAGACCTAAGATGGTTTCAATCTTTATTTCTTTTCTCTCTTGCTCTGATAGGTGCATTTTATTTCTCCCTTGATTGTGGGGAGCGCGAGGCTCCCCTGATTAATTAAAAGTTGTTGTCGTAAAATTTATGCGGTGCGGTATCTAAGTTGTACCTCGCACCACTACGATCAACCCAACCACGGTTCTTAGAAAGTCTAATTCTAAATACATGGTTATCAGGGTTAGATTTGTAAAACCACTTCTGAGCGCGGTCATTAGTACAGATATGTGAAAAGCCACCTTGTACAAAATTAAGTTTAACTGACGGATCTGCCTCAGTATCTACAGCTCTGACCTCAAGTGTTTTAGGTGAGACAACTTTAACAATGTCAAAAGGATTAACATCAGAATAACCCATGTGATTAGCATTTTTGTAATCAACACTCTCAACTGTAAATTTATTAGTTTTTGGGTACAGACCACTTATCTTAGTTTCTAAAGTATCTGCGATTTGTACAGCTTCTGCTTTTGTTGCAAAAGTAACTTCTATGTGAAAACTAAACTCACTGCGGTGCGGTCTACCATCATAATATGTAACATTAGGATCAAGATCTGGTCTCTCGTCATAAGTTGTACTCGCTTTTATATAAAATCTTTTTAACATTTGTTTCTCCCTTGTTTGTTTCTATAAATAATAAGTACTAGCAATCACTAGCACTGTCAAGTGCCAAATGTAAAATAAATAAAAAAAAAGACCCCCAACTCAATTTGAGTCAGGGGTCAGTCTACCCCCCTAAAGTTTTGGGAGAAACAGCGTCATAGAGGCGACCAGACGCAGAGGGGTTAGCTCACTTGATTAGCGAGGCATAAATATGCCGCGCCATCGGTACTTGAATCTTCACTAGGTTTATATGCTAATCTGCTAACTTTTAAAAGTGACATCATAACACATGCATCGTGTGGTGTTATTTCTACATCAAGGTATGCACTCCACAATGCGGATAACTTCTTGAAACTATCCTCTGGTGTTCCGTATAGACTTTGTCGATCTTCACTCACCAACTTAGATGCATCAGTTAAAAGTTTACTTGCCTTCATCATTTTCTTTTCCTCTCGTAATAATCGTCTGGCTTACATTCTCCGCAAAACCAAGTTCCAAAGTTATTCCTTAATATCTCAACGTCCAAACCAAACCCTGCATCAGTGTCGCCACACACAGAACAGGGATGCCAGTACACCCTTGAATTCTCTGTACCCTTAACTCTCCTAAACCTTGGCCTTCTGTCTTCTGTCTTACTACCCATATGATCCTCTTTTTGCGGTTCCGTATGAAGTAGGAATACCCTATAGGTAATTCCTACAATTCATACGCGTATGAACAAGCGTAGGAAAAGCGTATGAAACGTATGAAACACACTTGTAAGTCATTGATTTCATTACACTCTACTTTTCATACGCTTTTCATACTTTGCCCTCTTTCGCCAACAGCCAGATTTGACCCTGATTCATACACATAAAGTCACCTGAAATCATCGCCTCCAGAGTCTGT